TGGGACGCCAGCGGCAGCTCGACAGCGGTCGTTCCGGTGGCCACCTCCTCACGGTTGGCGAACAGATGGCCCAACTTCAGCAGGCAGGCAGACTGGATCGCGGGGTTGAGCACCATGCCGTAGGCGATGGCGTCTGCCTGGTCATATGCGTCGGCCAGCGCCTGGCGGGCGTGCTCAAGCAGGCGGCAGCGCAGGGCGTGGTCCTGCTCCGCCTCGGCAGCCCCTGTCGCCGCAGCATTCGCGATCTTGGCAGCCTGCAGCGCGCCGTGCACGCCCGTGCGGGCTGTGTCGAGCGCGACCTGGTCCAGGTAAAAGCGGCGATTCAGGAACATCATCGCCGCCTCTTCCGCCGCATCAAGCTGTGCCTGCACCAACACCTGGTCCTCTGGCTCAGCCAGCAGGTGATGCATTGCCAAGTCGATGGCGATCACAGACATGGCTTACTCCTCGGCCTGCTCTGGCTCGCCGCCAGCGATCAGTCGCTCAGCTTCAGCGGCGGCATCTTCCAGGGTTCCGGAAAAATCGCCAACCTGGTTGCCTTCAGCGTCAACCACGACGTACTTGCCTGCGCCCTTGTGCTTCGGCTTGAAGGCGGCGACTGGCTGAGCAATCGGCAAGGTGGCGGCGCCCAAGCTGCCGGTGGTCAGCACGCCAGAGCCAACTGCGTCATCCTGCGAAATGGTCAACACCGCCTCGCTTTCCGAGTCGTCCAGTTCGGCATAGCCCTTCTGGATCAACTGGCGCCCGTGCTGCTCGATGGTTTCGAAGGGCGTGCCCTCCACCAGCGTTTGGCCGCCCAGGTACAGAGGTTTCAGGGTTTTCAACTTCATGAATGCCTCCAGGGGCCGCATCTTGTGCGGCCCTCACATTGGGTTACGGAGTGACCGGGGCGGCGAACTCACCGAAGATGAACGCTTCCGGGCGCTTGACCGCCAGCGCAGCACGCTCTTCACAGCGGATCGAGATCAGGTTCTTCTCGAAGTCGTCGGCGTTCTCGGTCGAGATCACCACGTTGGCGTCCTCACGATCGAACAGCTGCGCGCCGGTCTGGAATGCGCCAGTCAGGAACTTGCCCAGGAAGGCGGCGACCTCGGTGGCCACCACCGGCAGCCCCCACAGCACGGGGCCGGCCAGGCCCAGCGGGTTGGCGAGGATGTAGCGGCCCAGCGTGTCCTTGGTCAGTTCGATTTTGGCCCAGTCCATGAAGTGCAGGACATGACCGGAAGCCGGCAGACGCGCCAGCTGGGCTTGCAGCATCGCCAGGCGGAGATCATCGATTCCCGACCGATTCTCTACATCGAACGCCGGGACATATTTCGAGGCCTGGGGGACGATGCCGTGCAGGTGCACGCCAGTGCCGTCACCGAACAGGATCTCCTGCTCCTCGACGTACTTGAGGCCGTAGCGCATTTCGACGTCGATGGTCGAACCCAGCTGGGCGAAGTCATCCAAGATCTGCTTGGAGGCCTTGAACATGTGGGCGATGGTCGACACCGCGGTGAGCTTCGACGCGAATTCGATGCTCGAGTACGGCTTGGGGGTGCCCTCGGCCACGACCTTGGCGGCGTTGGTGAAGCCGGTCTGCTGCACCCAGAAGATCGCCGGGGCGGTGGTTCGACCCGGGGCGATCAGGTCACGAATGAACAGGCGCTGCTTCGGCGCGGTGTCGATGCCGGGCAGGCGCTGAGGCTCGACGATGCCGGCGGGAACATCGGTGGACAGCAGGGCGGCGCTGACCGGAATGTTGACGCGTTTGCCGCCCTCGATGCTGGCCGCGAACTGTTTTAGCGCTTCGCTCTTGATCACCACGCCGCCGAGGCTGTCCTGGGTCTGCGGGGTGCCAGCCGAAGGCAGGCGCGCGAACTCTTGTTCGAGTTCGCCCAGCTGGGCCTTCAGCTGCTTCTCGGCCTCGGTCAGGCTGTTGAACTTGGTGGCCAGCTCGTCGACGGAGTTCTTGGTTTCTTCGGAAAGGCTGCCGGCCTTCTTGGCCTCGGCCAGGGCATTTTCGGCCTGCCTGCTGAAATCGCTGGTGGCCTGCTTGAGCTCGTTGGAGACCTGCTTCAACAGGTCGGCGGTATTGTCTGCCATGGGATTTTCTCCGGTTACTTGAGGGCTGCTGCCGAGAACCGCGACATGGCGGCCTGTAGATCGGCAAAGTGGTTGGCCAGGTCGGCCTGGTTTTCGGCAGCGGTGCGCGTACCGGAGGGGGCAGCGCCAGGCGTACCCCCTTTGAGTTCTTGAATCAGGGCTCGGCGCTCGGAGCGAGGCATGCCCTGCTTGGCCAGGATCGTGTCCAGGCGTCGTGCCGCGACCTGCTGAGGCGCGCTGGCTTGCGGGTCTTCCTGCGCCGCATCCGAAGGAAGCAGGCCGTCCGCGAATCCAGCCTCGACTGCCGAACTGCCGCCCATCCAGGTCTCTACGTCCATCAGGGCGCGCATTGCTGCGGCTTTATCGCCCGTCCTGACCGCGTAGATGTCGGCCAGGGTGGCGTCGATCTGGTCGAGGAAGTCAGCGACTTCGGTGAAGTCGTTTCGGTCGCCAGCGGCGATGGTCCAGGCGTTGTGGATCATCATGAAGCCGGCTCGGGCGATCTGGATTTCATCGCCGGCCATGGCAATGAACGACGCAGCCGAGGCGGCCAGGCCAAGCACCTGGACGGTTACCTTGCCCTTGTGCTCGCGCAGCAGGTTGTAGATCGCCAGGCCCTCGAAGACATCGCCGCCTGGGCTGTTGATCTTCACGGTGATGTCTTTGTCGCCGATGCTGCGAAGTGCGGCACTGACGCGCTTGGCGGTAACGCCCTCGCCCGTCCACCAGTCCATGCCGATCGGGTCGTACATGGTTATGGTGGTGGAGTCGTCACCGGCTGCAGCCTTGATCGCTGGATTCCAGCGCTCCATGGCCTTTGGCAGGAGATCGGATTCGACGCGCGCGTGCGGCCGCACCGCCGGCGCTGCCGGTAGTGTCTTGAGAGTCATGGGTTACTCCAGGTCAGGCCGCTTTGAGCAGCGGCATCGATATCAGCGCGTGGGCCATCATGGGGCCGTCCGGGTTTCCGGACTCCAGGGCCTGGGAAGCCAGTTCGACGGCCTTGTTGATGGCCTCTTGGTCGTCGTTGTTGCGTGCCGAGACCAGCCGAAGCATGAATGCCGAGGCAGCCGGCGAGACGCCTGCGCTCGGCTTCCCGAGCTGGTCCAATGGCACCAGTGCGGATTGGACCGTGTACGTGTCGCCGCCCGGGATCGGTGGCAGGTTCTCCAGCCGGCGCACCTCGTTGCGGGACATCCAACCGTTTTGCAGCGCCGTGTTGTACCAGGCCCCGCGGCCGGCGCTGTCCGCTCGCAGCAGACCTTCCACCGCGAACTCAGCGAAGTAGTCGTCGGCATCGGCCTCGCCAATCAGGCAGCGAGTGATCTCCTGCTCGATGTTGACCAGTAGCGGCCGCAGGCTGTTGGTGAGGAAGTGCAGGTTTTGCGCCTCAACCGACGCAGCCCAGCTGGACTGCTTGTCCATGTGGCCGACCATGAAGGGCGGCACGCGGAACCAACGACACATTTCCTCGATCCCGAAAGACCTGGATTCCAGCATCTGCGCGGCCTCAGGGTTCATCGTGATGCCCTGGTACTTGAAGCCCGCCTCCGCCACCATGATCTTGCCGGCGTTCTTCGAACCCATGAACGCCTGCATGCTGGCCCGAAGCTGCTCGCGCTGCTGCGGCGTGATCTTGGCGTCGCTGCTCAGGATGCCGGACGCCTGCATGCCCTGTGCGAACACCTTCGCCGCGGCTTCCTCGATCGCCATCGCCGAGCCGAAGATCTCGCGCCCGGTGGTGACCGGAAGCATCCCGCACACCCCGTCCAGGCCAAAGCCACGGATGTGCATCAGGTTCTTCTCGGGAATGTCGCGGTCCACGCCATTCTCGTTGTAGGTGTACTTCAGGCGCCCGTTATCCTGCCGCTTCACCCTCATGGACTGGGGCAGAAGCGGCACCAAGGCGATGATCCGGCTGCCGATCATCTTCTTCTCGACGAACGCATTCCCTCGAAGGCAGATGCTCGCCACCACCAGCAGCATGAAGCGCTGCGGGGTCATCTCGGCGTTCGGGATGCGACAAAGCACGCGGAACAGCGGATGGTCTTTGGCGACCTCGCGTGATTCATCGGGAAGGCGCCGGTAAAGCTTGAGCGGCAGGGTAGAGACGGACTCTGACAGCAGCCTTACGCACGCCCATACCGTGGACAGCTGCATGGCCTTGTCGACCGATACGTGCTTTCCAGATGCAGAGCTGCCGAACCATTCTTGCCAAAATGCGCCGTCCTTCAGGCCGATGGGCACCCCGAGCCAGTTTTGCAGCGCAGCCTTCACCCGGCCCGGTTTCTTGTCGGCCATCAGATTCCTACCATGATCGGGTTATCAAAGAAGCCCTGGAGATCACCAGAGCCTTCCGGGTTCAGCGCCATCAGCGAAACAGCATCGAATGTCGACATCAACGGGTCGATCTTCGCCGAGCCGCTGGCCTGCTTGGTGATCGTGATGGCATTGCCTTGCGGGACGACACGGGCATTGCCGACGCACCAGTTCATCAGCGCGCTGCCGCAGTGGACCAGCTCGCCCCCGGCCACTTTGCGCTCGGTCGTCTTGATCGCGCCGTTGAGCTTCCAGCCCTGCGAGATGGCCACGATCTGTTCCATGGTGATCCCGCGCTCTTGGGTGGTGAGCTCGTCGACGATGTCGCCGATACCGGCCGAGTCCACACCGATTGCCAGCTTCTCCGGCAGCAGGCCGCGGTCCCTGATGTCGCAGATGATGTCGGCTACCTGCTGGACATCATCACCTGGTCGATCAACGACGGTCAGATCGCCCGCCTTCTCGAAGTCCCTCAGCGCACTGGCGATATCCTTCCGCCGCTCGAACACGATGTTGTGCGCCCAGGCGTGCGCCCAGTGGAGCCATTGGCGAGTGAAGGGCTCGCGACCGAGCACAGTCAGGCCGAGCAAGTCATCAAGGCCGCCTCCGTCGATCCCCACCGTGACCACTTCAGAGCGCTGCAGCAGGCTCTCCAGAGTCAGGCCAGCCTCGGCTCCAGCTTCCCAATGATCAGCGCCCGCCCAGCGGTCCGACCGCAGGTCCAGCCCGATTTCGACGTTGAGGTGTTTCGCCAAGAAACCGCGAATTGCCCCCTCGCCCTCTGCCTGCGCCTCCTGATACTTCTGCTCGATCACCTCCTGATCGACAGAAAGCCCCCAGTTGGGGTTGGTCACATGGGCGTTTGCCAGGTCACGATGCTCGTTCCGCTCGATCATCTCTTTCGGGAACTCGTAGATCACCGGCAGGAAGCGCCGGTCCTCGATCTCCCCGTCACGCACTTTGCGCGCGTAGTCCAGCTTGGCCTTGAAGGCGCCGGCCGGCGGCTCATCAGACTGGGTGGTGCAGTAGAAAACGAACCCCTCTGGGCGTGACGCCAGGCCGCCGGTGGCCTCGACCAGCATCTTCGCCGACTTGGCCTGCTTACCGAATTCCCAGAGCTCGTCGATGAACACACCAGTCGCTTTCTTGCCGGTGACAGTGGCCGAGTCGGCCGCCACCACCTTCAGGTTTGCCTTGTTCAGGTTGTCGGTGACGATCCGGTTGTATTCCTGCACATGGAACCTGGCCTGCAGGTCTTCGTCCGCATCGATCATGTCTCGGATCGGCTTGAAGGCGTTGTCAGCCGCTTCCTTCGTAGGCGCCAGGATCAGGAACTCGCCAGAGGGCCGGGTGTTCAGGATCAGGGCCGTGAGCATGATGCCCGCGGCGATCGTCGACTTGCCGTTCTTCTTGCTGACCATCAGGAAGTAGTTGGTGATCAGCCTGCGGCCGGCGTCGGCGTCATACGCGCCGAAGAGCGCGGCCACAACGTCGAGCACCCAGCTGCGGCAGGTATCCCCCATCAGGGGGCTGCCGTCGGCATCAACCATTCGAAGGTTGCAGAACACGTCGAGAGCATCTTCTGCCTGCTCGGGGAAGATGGGCTCCACCGGCACGAGTGCCTGGCCACGGACGATCCTGCTCTCCCAATCGGGGCACGCGGTTGTCCACTTCTTCATTTGACGGCCTTCAAGTGGCGCTCACGCAGCCCGAAGCGGTTGCCGCTGGCTCCCACCTTCGCCGCTTCTTCGAGCTTCTGTTCCTTTTTGCCCATGCCGGACTTCTTTCCGTGAAAGTACGGGAGCGCCGACTGGGCGGCGTTGCGCCGATCAAAGATCTTGGCCTGGGGATCGTTCATCAGCGCCAGTAACCAAACGAGCGGATCGTCGGTGTTGGGCAGGTCGACCAGGTCGCCCGATTCGTCGCCCGGCGGGTCGGCCTCGAAGGCCTCTCGCTCTGGCTCAGACTTAACATTTCGGGGCGCCTTTAACTTTTCCAGGGCTGCAACAACGTCAGGGTCTTTGGCGAGTCGAGAACCTGCTGCCGAAGCGCTGCCCGCCGCGTAGCCTGCGGCCTCCGCCGCTTCGCGATTCGAGGCACCAGCAGCCTTGGACTCGACAAAACGGCGCTTTTTCGATGTTAACGCCATTAACAAAAACCTCTGAAACGGGAAAAAAATTCACGCGTGCGGGGACGGGTGGTCTGGAAGCGAAAAGCCATGAACTCTCGACCCACCCCTCCCCTTCAATCGGGGCACTAACGTGCTTCAATCACATTGAGGCACGCCATTGACGTGCATCAACCGATCTGGCCAGCGGCCTCCTCGGCAGCCTTCACCACGTCATGGCACGGACGGCAAAGGGTCTGCCAGTTGCCCCTATCCCAGAAGAGCTTCATGTCGCCCCTGTGCGGGACGATGTGGTCAACCACTGTGCCTGCGGTCACCTTCCCTTCGCGTTGGCAGTACACACAAAGCGGGTGAGCCACCAGCCAGTCGGCCCGTGCTACTTGCCA